AAGTGTTCGTTACCGATAGCACCATAGGCAGAGTTAAGAGAGATCTTCTTTGCCATCTGAATATTGTTACAACGAGCAATCTCTTTCATCAGTTCTACAGTAGGAGTTTTTTCATACTGTTTCTTTGCTTCAATCATCTTCTTCTTGAAAATGACACGACTATCATACATCTTCTTCATCATCTCAGGAAGAAATCCATGTTTATCTTTACGATATTGTGCACCATTTGCACATGTAGCAAACTCTTTTTCAATGATTACTTCTTGATTTAAGATACCATCAACAGTTGCACTAGGATGTCTAGTATCTCTAAGTGTCTCTGGAGATATATTGTACTGCATAATAAGATGTGGGTACAGACTATTGAGATCAAAACTAACTACCCAATCATAAAAACCAGGTTTTGGTTCTTTTACATATGCTCCTGCATACTTTGTATCTTTAGTTGATTCTTTCTTTGGTGGTATAGCAATCTTACGTTTGTTTAGTTCATTGTAAATGTAGTTGTCCCACATACGAACCTGACTAAACACATCTTCATAGTTTACCTTAGCATCATATGCCATAGTGTATGCAAGTTCAATCAGTTTCATTTTGTCATCTAGTTTATCAACTAGTCTGACGTCATGGATGTTGTAATCAATAAACTTTTGCCAATCATGTTCATAGAATTCTTTGAACGTATCATACTCAGAGTGATCTAGTTTCTTTTCTCCTAGTTCTACATTACAAATATGATCAAGGCGATATGATTCTTGGTTTGTGTAAGTAAATTTCTTGTATAGTTCTAAGTAATCTAGTGTAGAAATACCAAGTGTATCAACTGCAAATTGTTTACGACCTTTAATAAAGATTTCACGTTGTGATACCAATTTCCATGGTGATAATAATTTTACAAACTTATCACCAAGTATACGTTCAACACGATTGCAGATGTATGGCATATCAAACAACTGCACATTCCATCCTGTAATTACATCTGGAAAGTTTGCTTGCCAGTATTCAAGGAATGCTCCCAACATGCTTTCTTCTGATCTGAAATGCATGTAGTCCACCATGGAGTCTTTGTTATCGTATGGTCTTGCTCCGAACACAGTAATCCTACCAGTGAAACTATCTTTGATTGAGATGGCGAGGATTTCCTGATCGGCAGATTCAATATCGGGAAACCCATTCTCTGCTGCGGTTTCAATATCAATGTTGAATATGCGGATCTTGCTGCTGTCAAATTTAACTTGATCTTCTGGATGTTGTTCTGCAATGTATTGGTATAAAAATCTTGTGTTGCCATGTATTTCAAAATCAGGTACTTCTTTATATCCTTTTACAAATTCTCTTGCTTCTGTTATAGATCCAAATCTATGTGGTTGTACAGGTTGTCCTTCTAATGTTTTCCATTTTGAGTGTTGCTTAGTAGGCAAAAACAGCGTAGGATTAAATGGAATCCTATCGCTGTATCTCTGTCCATTATTATATCCTCTCACTAGGAGACGATTACCCGCTTGTTCAACATTAGTGTAAAACTTCATTCCATACTTTTAATATATTGAGCAAGTAATGACTTACTCGGATTCACAAGTGTTGTGATGTCAGATGATCTAACTGCTATCTCTCTATCATCACAATATGGAGGCCATTGTTCCAGACTCCCATCTGATTGTATCACAAATGGTTCTTTCATTAAACAATCAGGATCGCCTGGTAACAATTCTTGACCTTCTAGTTCTTCTACTTGAGCAACGATCCACTCGTTACTTAGTTTCAGTAGGTTTGCTGTTATCTCCATTTGTTTGCTCCCAGAAAATTTGTTCGTCAGTTAATCCTACCTCTTTTAGTCTAGTAGCATAGTTATCAACGATGTTATTGTCAGGATAAACAACACTAATAATATGCTCACCACTAATTCTGTGATCTTCTATTGGAGAGAAAGGACACCATCTACCATAATTTATAGGCACTGTTCCATCTTCATTTTGTTCGCCAATTGTTAGTAGATATGGATACACCATTCTATATCCTACTACTTTCTTTTCATCACTATCATCTTTGATATCTCCAAACATACAGAGAACACGTTCTGCAGTTGTAAGAGTTACAATTCTAATATTGTGATTTGTTTTCAATGGTGGTTGTTCCACTACGTTTGCTTGTGTCATAATACCTCTGGTTGAATAGATTCAATTTCTTTTTTCTCTTGTATTTTGCGTTCATACGCATCTTGTAAACCAGGTTCTGGATTACTAATTGTCATTACCATATCATATGGAATTTTATATTGCCAGTCAGATGAGTATGGATTCCATTTAGAAAATCTAACTTGGTATTCCATACCTTGTTGTTCTGCCAAATACTGTGGTGTTGCTCCATCCATACTTAAAATGTATGGGTCTTCCATAAGAAGACAAACACCTCTCTTCTTGTCCTCTTCTCCCTCAAAAATTTCCTTGAGTTCAGAGATGACACGATCACCAGTTTTAAGTGTAACTACAGATATTGCCATAATTGTGCTAGGTTAATTCTATTATAACATAAAAAAGAAGGGAGTCAAGTGACTCCCTTTTTAAATTTTTGATTAGTTTTCTTATAAGGTTGACTAGGTAATTTTCTATGTCGTTTCAAATGAGATTTAACTTCTTTCAAAAATTTAAGATGTTTTTTCACATCCATACTTTTTTCTTTTGTTTCTCTGGTAACTCTTTTACCAGTATCACAGTAAGTAATCCATTATTAAATTCTACTTTTTCAATTTCTACATCATCTCCTAGTTGCCAGTTGCGTGAGAATGATCTAGTAGATATACCTTTGTGAGAATAAGTTTTATCGTCTTTTTTCTTCTTAGCAGAAACAGTTAGACAGTTGCGTTCTGTTGTTACAGAAAGTTCCTCTTTAGAAAATCCTGCAAGTGCGACTTCCAATATGGTTCTAGAATCAGATCCATTATAGATGTTGTAAGGAGGATAGTTTGTTCCTGATCCTGCAAAAGTTTCAAGTCTGCTGAGTGTTTCATCTAATCCGAGTGTGAAAGGAGCAAAGTTCTCCCATGTATAGTTTACCATTGTGCCCTCCGTAAAGCGACGTATATTACTGTGACCCTTTCGGCATCACAATACTATTTTATAATGAATTGCTTAGAATGTGAGTACGGTTTGTGCTACCTGTACTAAAATATTTATTGAATTACCAAGAGTCTATACTGTTAACCCAATCAGATTTTAGTAATGACTCTACCTTTGTACAGATATAGTCATCATTACCTACACCTTTACCACCTTGTTGAACATTGAATAAAGAGTTGTCAGATGACAAATTATTATTAAAGTCTTCTTTAGAGAACCATACTACTCGTAGATCATCTTCATTTTTATTGACTCCTACAAATACAAGTCTCTCCCAATCTTTACCAGAAGAAACATGGTTAATGATAAACTTATCATCTATCACTCCACCTTTTGATTTGTTTCTAGTTGCAAGAGAAAATTTAATTTCTGTTAGACGATCATCAACGACTCTATCGTGTCCTGCTGTTGATGTCTTTGCTCTCTTTACTTCGTGTCCTAAGTGCTCAAGATACTTGGTTGTAAATCTCTCACCAAACTCTCCTTTTTGTTTTGGTGACATATAAACATATCCTTCAAAAGGTGTTCCTTTCCAAGGGTCTGCTAGATTTTGCTCAATGTAATTCTGTAATGAACCATCGGCAAACATTTGATTGAAAATCATGTTCGTTCCGTTTTAGTTAACAACTTAATTATATCATATAATTATGACATGTCAACATTATATTCTATTTGAATTATCTTAGACGATCTACCCATGCTATCACGTTTAGATATCTTCTGCATAGTACCACCTAATCTGGTAGCAGCATACTCTAAGTCTTTAAGAACTTGTTTTTCTAGATCCTCATATGGATCGTAATACTTATCTACTTTCATTCTTCTATCTCAAAATACCATTTAATAGATTTAATATAATCAAAAGTGCAGGATAAATCAAAATCACAATTTGTATTGTACTTCCTGTCACATAAAAAGTTCCTCAGTTTTTCAACTGATTCAAATGTCCCTTGGTGTTTTTCTCTATCATCGTATAGGTGATACTTCATTGCTCAGATTCTTGTTTCTTTCGTCCAATATTATACTTGGATTCTAACCGCCATTCGTTTTTTTCTTTAAAACTTAACACTTTGATTTGATTTAGTGGTGCAAGATCTGAAATTTTTTCTTTACTCTCTTCTACTATTGATACTAATCCCCAGTCTAATAGTAACTGTACTATTCTATTTCTTCTTTGTAGATCATTAGTAGAAAGATTTGTATTTTTTCCGTCAAGGGCAAATAGTTCTTTGAAGTGTACTATAAAATACTTTCCCTGTTTGTGTAAAATGTGACAGGATTGATAAATTTTTCTTTCTTTACGAGATGCTACTCCTATTCTTGTTAATGTCTCTCTTACCTTTAAGAAGTCATCTGGTTCACCCAGAGTGACCTCTACCATATCTGCCTGTTTCCATTTGATATCAGTGTCACCGTTCATTTTTACCACCTTTGCTCAATGATTTTTTAATATAATCTAGTTGATTCTTGGTGAGAATTCTGAGTGCTTGGAGTGCCTTATCGTCATTATAACCATAATACTCCTTAACTATATCAAGATAATCAATAGAATCTTTTCTAGTCCAAGGAGAAAATCTCTTCCTTGGTTTCACACTATTTAGTAAAAAATCATATTGCATCTTGTTTGGTAAGTGAGGATTTTTATTCATCTCATTAGCAAACAAGACAGTATCAGTAAAGGAACTAAGACATCTATTTACTACAAATGCAGGATACTTTTTTTCTGCATCTGTATCACATGTACAAATACTCTTCTTTGATTGGTTGATGCTGTATAGGTAGTCTTTCAGTTGGTACATTGTTCCAGTGACGGATTACTCCGCTAATAATAAAGCAATTAGTGATAAGGTAGCTGACGAATATAACAGTGCGTACCACAACAACGTGATTGTCATATTCTTTGGTTTTGTCGTCTGAGAATGATCCGAGTGCATACTTCCATATCTTCCAAAATTTAGTCATCATGATCATCCCATGGATCTGAGAGACCTTCGTTAGCAAAGAATCCTTTATAGATTCCATACCCTGCTAGTAACACTGTAATTACTGCTATGGATATAGCAAATGTAATGTTAGGATTCAAAGTTAAATGAGGTATGAGTGTCTCATTACATTTAGCAATCTTATCGGGATCGCTCCAAGTACCAGGTAAAGTATATACTGGTGGGCACGCTGCTAATAATTTAATCATAATATCCAGTCAGGTTTGCGAGATGGGTCACGAAGATAGTTAGTAGCAACCCAAGGTTTAGATGCAACATAGCGTTTGTATGCAGTGAAGATGTCAATACTTGTATCGTATTTGAACTCGTCAGGACCTGCAAATGTAAATGATGATGGTCTGTATGGACTAGGTGCAGAGGGTATGATAGTTGTTGCTTCTATCAATGTCTTCTCGCAACTATGTGACTTGCCATAACGATGCTCATACTCATTGCAAAGAGCAAGACCATGGGCA